AGTACAACTCACCGCTTCCAAGTTTGGTGTCCTGACCAAGGTCAGTTCCGAGCTTCTGGAAGATGCAGTCATCAACCTGGGTGACTACGTTGCTGGCGAAATTGCATACGCCTTCGCCAACAAGGAAGACGAGTGCGGATTCAACGGTGACGGTACTAAGGACTTCGGTCGGATCACCGGCTTGAAGAACGCTGTCGGCTCCGCTGGTATCATCACTGGTGCTAACTCTTTCGGTGCTTTGACTCTTGCAAACTTCACCGGCACTGTCGGTCTTGCTCCTGAGTTCGTGTTCTCCCGTACCTCTCCCAAGTGGTACATGAGCACCCAGTTCTATCACACCGTCATTCTTGACCTCTTGGTCGACGCTGGCGGCAACACCAACCTCACCTTGGCCAATGGCGTGTCCGTGCCAAGCCTCTTCGGATACGAGGTTGTCATGGTTGATGTGATGCCAAAGACCTCCGCTGCAAGCACCATCTGTGCTTACTTTGGTGCTTTGGACCTGTCGTCCACGATGGGTGATCGTCGTCCAACCGAGGTTGCTACCTCGACGGACTTTGCTTTCAACCAAGATCAAACCGCTATTCGCGGCACGACTCGGTTCGATATTGTCAACCATGACTGTGGTGACAGCAGCGATGCTGGTGCCATTGTCGCACTCAAGACCGGAAGCTGAGGTAATACCATGCAACCAGCACAAAACATGAAGTTTGTCGGGTTCAAGTTCTCCTCAAACAACTCCGCTCACGAGCACAAGTTTGACACACAAGGCGCACGGTATCTGGTCATCCAGATGTGCGCCAACGGTGGCAGCGGCACAGCCTTTGCCGAGCAGCCAAACCTCTCAGAGTCTGCAACCGAAGGTGGCTCATACGCAGCCATCACAGGTGCAGCCTTGAGCGGGTTGACTTCACCAGCCGATGCAGCCGCTGACGCTGGAACCGGTGTGTTCTTCGTAGACTTGAAGGGTCGCGAGCGGTTCATCAAGTTGGACTACCAAGCCGGACAGACTGCAAACGTTGCATCTATCGGCCACTTGGTTGACAACACCGAAGCACCAATCACGGCGGCATCGTCTGATTATGCTTCCCGCGTTATCGTCTGATATCGCCAAGTAAATCCCAGGGGCCACCCTCCGCGTTGGGGGTGGCCTCCCTTCTAAGGAGTTGTCAATGAGCCTTGATTCGAATGCATTGGTCACACTGGCGGAAGCCAAGACATACCTTGGCATCTCCGGCTCAGACGATGACAGCCTCCTCAACAGCCTGATCAACAACAGTTCGACTGCAATCGAATCGTATTGTGATCGCAATTTCATCGCTCAGAACTACAGCGAGTTCTACAACGGCTTGGGGCAACGAAAGCTGCGTCTGCGGAACTTCCCAGTCACGAGCATTCAAAGGCTGGCAACCGGCAGCAAGCTCGCACTGACTGTGTCCTCAACAGATACAACTGACCTGCGTTCTTCAATTGAAGTCCGCGAGGACAAGGTCAACTTGCAAAGGTTTGCCAGCAATGGCACAGAGTCCAACACTGAGTTGGCCTTCTCTACCTACAAGACTACTTCAGCGTTGGCAGCTCAAATAACTTCTACGACAGGCTTCTCTGCAGAAGCCAACGACAACGCTCTGACAACGGACCTGTACCGTGTTGGCGCCATTGACCTGATGACGGGTCCGGGTCAGTTGTACTATCCTGATTTGGCTGACACCCAATACCGGCTCCATGATGACCGAGCAACTATTGAATTCATTGATGCTTCTGACTATGCCTTCTTTGGTAGAGGCAGCAGTGAGGGGATCAGAATGCCTAACAGCTTCGCAGGCATTCTTGTTGACTACACCGCTGGCTATACGAACGAGGCAAGCATTCCGAAAGACCTCAAGCAGGCATGCTTGTTGATGGTTCAGTACTTGTTCCGAAATGGTTCTGCTGACCCAACGATGGCTTCAGAGTCAATCGGTTCATACACCTACAGCCGTGGCACAGAAATGCTGCTTGAGGATTCCACCATCGTCAAACTTCTGGCTCCCTACGTGGATCGAAAATGAGCATTCAGGCACTCATTGACAAGCATGGCGTCCTCGTGACCAAGCGTATCGAGTCCAACGTGACCAACACAACCGGCTTTGCGCAGCGTGCATATTCCTCTTCGGGCTCTGCCTTTCGTGCCTTTGTGCAACCTCAAGCCGCAGCTGAACCAATTCAAGCCGGTAGCGACACTATGTTCATCACGCACAAGGTGTACGCACCAGCCTCACAAGGGATTGAAGCTGCTGGCAGATTGTTGACTGTTGATTCTGCGGGCAACACACTGGTACTTGACATCATCGGGGTGCATCGGCCTGGACTCTTCAGGAGTGGCAACCTGGGACACGTTGTGATCGACTGCCAGCAAGACACTGGATTGGATTCCTGATGCCGGTTGATTACAACCCAGATCGCATGATGCGGCTTCTTGGTGATGCCTTGCAGAAGGCTGTGAACTCGCTCACTCTTGAAATCGCCGGTGACATCGAGGAAAACGTCCTACGAAAGAAAACCAATCCGGGACCTGGATACAACAACCCTTCCAACCCTGGGAATCCACCAGCGGTCAGAACAGGTCAGTTGGCGAACCGAATGGCACCAAGTGGCTCGGGTGACTTCCAGTCCAAAAGGCTCCCGACCGAAATCAGAGGAGTTGTTTTCAATGATGCTCCATATGCTGTATTCTTGGAGTTCGGAACAAGGCACATGGCGGCAAGACCCTTCCTCCTGCCCAGCATGTCGAAAAGAAAGAATCGCTACAAGAAGATCTTCAAAGAAGAGATCCTCTTCGAGATGCGGAAGTTGGTGACTGGATGAGCTACCAAGTGATCAAAGCATTTTACGAGAAGTTGACTTCGGACAGCAACTTCAACAGTTCAATGGGCGGTTCGTCAAGCTCCGCCGGTAGAACCTTCCACGGAATTGCTCCTGACAACACCACATACCCTTTGTGCGTGTTCAACTTGGTGGACGCGAGCGTAGAATCAACCTTTGCAGACACCAAGACCCAGTCGAATTTCACCTTCAGAGTGGACATCTTCACACGAAACACCCTCAGTTCGGACAACCTGTTCGCTGCCAGCGACCGTCTGAACGCTTTGCTGCACAAGCAATCCTTCGCCGTGACCGATAATGGAACAGCAGATTGCTTAGTTGTGTCTGATGGGCAGCTGATCCCAGAGGACAATTTCATACGTATGACTACAGATATCTTGGTCCAGTGTGGACCCTAACTAGGAGATTTCCATGGCTCGCATCTCAGGCGTTGGTGGCAACTGCACGGTCAGTGGCTACAGCATTCAATTCAGAGACTGGTCGGCTCAGTTCACCAACGCCGACATTGATGTGACTGGGTTCACTGACACCCATACCAAGCACGTGTCCGGCATCCAAGGTGGCACCTTCTCAGCCTCCGGCACTCTCAACGCCGGTGGCGGTGGCCCACATCCCGGAGACGGTGCAACTGTGAACCTTGGTACCTTGGCTTTAACTGTTCTGACAGCGGCAAGCAACTGCACCTACACCAACACCGCGCTCATCACCTCTGTTGATGTCGCTGTGTCTGTTGCCGGTGAGGCAACTGCAAGTGTGTCCGGCGTGTTTGATGGCACCGTGGCTATGGCATGGGTTGACTGATCCTTGAGGCCGATACGCCAATGGGATGACCGAGTTGCCCTAGTCAAATTCAAGGGCCTCAAGACCGGCAAGGAGATGGTGCGTTGGGTCGGCACCTCTCCTGAGATGACTGAGCAAGAGGCCAACACTGCCTCTCTCCGTCAACTTCACTTGCTCAACGACCTGGACCGATTGATCAGCATCGAAATTCGCACTCGAAAGGAGTGGCACGAAAAAGGTGCAGATGTGAAGCCTGCCGGTACGATGGTACTGAAATGAACCAACAACCATCTATATCAATCAATGGCAAGGAATTCACAGTTCGGAAGTTGACGGTCGGGCAGCTTCACACGGTTGGAGAGCGGATCTACACAAAGGTTCGTGACCAACTAAGCGAGGATTGCAAGTCTGCTGGTCTCTCCGCAGCTGAAACTCTCAAAGAAGTCAAGGACCTCCGAACCGAATGGTCTAACGGAATTGAAGTCCTAAGGCAGGCATACACGTACAAAGGAGCCTTAGCCTTTGTTGGCTTCGCACTGGCGGAGGCTGGGCATGATGTGTCCGTCCTTGACGATACGCCAAATCTGAAGGAACTTGTGACTGCTTCAGCTGCGGTCGTTGGGCTCCCAGACCCGTTCGAAGAATCAGAGTCAGAACCTGTTGACCCTGATGAGGAGGAGATTGTCCCAGACGATCAAGGTTGAGACCCGGAGACGTCCGGGAATGGCTGTATGAAATGGCTTTGATTTCCCATCACTGTCCAGGCCTCGGTGACCCGATGAATCTATCACTGGACGTTTGGAACGGTGTCATCAAACAAATCCCCAGGTTGCTGGGCTCGGAGAAATAGGCCATGGCTGATGTCAATGCTGGCAAGTTGACCTTTGATGTGTCGGCTGACTTGAAAAAGCTTGATGCTGCTTTGAAGCAAGCCAAAGCCAAGCTCAATGATGTCGACAAACCAATCGAAGTAGACGTCGATGTTGACCCTCACACCGAGGCTGTTGACGTTGCAATCGACACAACCAATGCAAAGATTCAAACCCTGGGACAATCAGCCGAGGATGCCCAAGCCAAAATCGGCAAGGTGCTGGGTATCATTGGTGGCTTTGTTGCAGCGGTACAAGTCATTGGTGGCGTTGGAACAGCACTCAGAAACGCAGGGAGAGAAGCAGCAGGCCTTTTGTCAGAGGCTGAAGCAAGCAAATCAACACTGAGGAACTTCTCGGAATCCATCCCAGTCATCGGTGCCGTTGGGATTGCTTTCGAGGACCTGATGATTGGCGTTGGCTTCCTTGAAGATGAGGTTGCCAAGGTTGAGAAAAGGCTCATGGCAGCTGAAAATGCTGCAAAGAGATTCCAACAAGCACTCACAGGTGAGCGTGCAGTTGAGGACTTCAAACGGCAGTTGATGGAGTTGCAAGGTGCAACTGAACTGCAGATTCTTGAGGCTGGTTTTGACCCATTTGTCAATGCGCTAGACGATCAAATCACCACCGTCAAAGACACCCTGCGCGAGGCACAGAACGAACTCGATCGGCTCAGTGCGGCTGGTGCTGGATCAGTCGATCGCGATGGTGACCCTGAGCTTGAGAGGCAGTTCGATGACCAGTTGAAGGTGATCCAAAACCTCAAAGTAAATCTGCAGGAGCTTGCACAGTTGAGACCTGAAATTCTCAATGAGCGGGAGGCTGTGGTTCGTGGTGAAGAACTGGAAGCACAACAGCAAAAGCGATTCAAGCAGGCACAAGACCAAGCCCAAATAGAGGCTGACGCACTCGATCTTATGTTGAAAGGCATTGATGAGGAGGAGGCCAAGGTGACTGCACGGCTGAAAGCCGAAGCAGACATGCGAGAGTCTGCTCGTAAACTGCAGAAAGAGTTGGCAGAGGATGAGCTGGAGGCTGCTAAGCAACTGCTTCAGATACGAGGGCAGGACATCAAGACACTCGAAAAAAGAAAAGACCTGGCAGAGAAAGAGCTGAAGGCCATACAAGATCAACGAAAGTCGACAAGAGAACGTCTTGGCGGCACTGAGTCTGTCGACAGTGTCATCGGCAGCTTCGTCACTGGACGTACCTTTGGTGCTTCAGCAAAGTCACAGACAACCCCTGAGGAGCAACAAGAACGGGAACTCAGGGAACTCAACAAGAAAATATCGACAACAAATGAAATCCTCCGTAACATTCAAGAGCGTGGCGGACTGACTGGAGCTTTGACCTAATGGCAAGCGTGACAGAATCAATTGAATCAACCGGCTTCCGGCAGAACTTTACTGGGGACTCACTTGAAGTCCGTCGTGAGTTTGATGTGGTTTTCACAGATGCTGAAGTCACACAAGGGTCAAACGTAGACAGCGTTGCACAAACTCTAGTTCCCGTTTCTCTTGGACAGGTGCATCCAACCATCACCAACGCCTTCTGCGAAACAATCGAGTGTCGCAAGAGGTCAGAATCAAATACCATCTTTCGGGTTGTTGCCATATACAAAGGCAACGCTTTCAGTCCACCCGATGATGGGGGGGACACTGATTCAAACCAAACTTTCACATTGAGTTCCAAAGCTGTGCCGAAGTTGGTGTATCGAATTGGTGCAACCGTCCCTCAGGATGGCACGCCGAACGACAATGACATCGGTGGAACTGCGATCGACATCAATGGTAAGCCAACCTCAATCGTGGCTGTTGAATCAACCGTCACTGTCAACATGACCCTGACCATTGACACCTCGTCGCCAGGAAACTACATCGCTGGAATTCAAGGCATCATTGGTTCAAGGAACAAAGATACCTTCTTGGGTGCGGCAAAGGGACGACTTCTTTACACTGGTGCCACCGTTGCAAAGGTTTCTGGCAGTGGTGCAAACTCCATCTTCAAGGTTGCACACAGCTTTGCATTTGACTCTGAGTTCCACTGCAAACAGGTCGCTGAGTCAACCGACATCAGACCCAGTGGCGTGCAACTTGGCAAGGATGTCGGCAACGCAACGTATGAGAAGAACGCATTCAAGGTTCTTTTCAAACAGCCATTCACAGAATTCGATGATTTCAATGTTCTAGGAATTGATATCTCGTCATGAGTGACTCACTTGGAACCATCACGCAGGGCTTGGGCAACCTGACACCGGAGGTCTGGAGCCTTCTTGGTGAGACGGTTGACAAAGTCAAGGAGCTGGAAGAAAGGCTTGAAAGAGCAGAGGCACTGAATGTGAATCCGCCGATGTTCCTTGCAAAGATCACTGGCTATGAACGTGTGGATGAGATCAGTTCCCAGGGTCCAGAAGGAGAAGATGGTCTCATTCCAAACCCCAAAGGCGTGTATCGGTACACCTTCGAGGAGGTGATTCTGACTTTCAAGCCAGACCTGTCTGATGGCGGAACCGAACTTGTGACTCCCAAGACTTTTCAAGGGAAGAGAACAGATGTCACACTTGGTGTGAAAGCAGTCAACGCAGCTGAATTCGGACAGCCAACAACACGAAGTGGCTCCTTTGGGGGTGTCATGCTTGATGCAAATGACTATCCGCAGGTTGTGACGGTGCCAACAATCCACGGCTCCAACACCAACAGTGCAGGCGTAATTGAGCCAACAGGAACTGGCAGTGGTCCCATCGTGGTGATGTACCTTGTCGAAGGCCAAGATGCCGAGCAGTTTGAATATGACGAGGACAACGTCAAGGTTGAGCCTGAGAACATTATTGAAAACGAGGGCAACAAGCCGACCATCCCAATCTTCTACTCCGCGATCAACATGGATGGTGCCTGCGAATGAGCCTGCTGCTCACTCGGAAGATGGACTGCTGCTGCACACCAGTCAAGGGGATCGTGTTCGAGTGCTTCCCAATGATGTGCCCAAGCGG